TTCTAGTGATTCACCACTATCTTCAAAATAATCTATGAGATGAATAGCTGTTCCCTTTTGCTGACAAAACCAAATTGCAGTCTTGTCTTGCATACCCAAATCCCAAAAAGTATTTACTTTTATTGTTGGATCATAAGGTACTTTTGTTATGCGTTTTTCATCATCTGCTTTATTTAAACCTAAAGCATAAATAGAGCCAATCGCATTACTCTCAAATGAACACTCATATTCACTTTCATAAATCTCAGGAGGCATCATTTTTTTTGCTTCCTCTAATTCTTCGTGCTTGACGACTTTTGTTTCACTTGCCTTAAATAACTTGGTATACCATTTCTCATTATGGACGCCATGTTGATACAAGTCAAAAAAAGCATTATGGCCTTGAGGAGTGCCTATGGCAATCATAAAGCCTTCCCTGTCCGATAAGGCAGGTCTAATTACTTCTGTCCACATTTTCGGTGGCATTTGTGCTACCTCATCAAGAACAACCCCATCTATATACAAACCCTTTAAGGTTTGAGGTCGCTCACAACCTAGTAGTTGTATTCTACCCCCATTAGGAAGTTCTGCTCTAAGTTCTGTTTCATGGTAATCCATGTTTGGTAGTATATTCGTATAATATTTAAGATAATCCCACGCTATCCTTTTTGCCATAGAATAGGTAGGTGCTATGTAATAATATCTAGGTCTAGGCAAAGGACATTGGAGGCACTTCTTAATTAGTTCGTTTATAGTTAAGACTGTTTTCCCAAATCGTCTATGACAAACCAACACATTAAAGCGTTGTAAGTTTTCGTGGACTTCTTGTTGTAGTTTTCTAGGTTTGTAGGGGATTACTATTTTGTTCATACTTCATTTCCCCAACAATCCCAACCATCTACTTTTTGCCTAGCAAAAAGTTCAATGCGTGGAAGATCACCACATAATTCTACTATGCGATCTCTTACACAATCTGGTTTTCGTGAATGTTCTCTAATTGGCTCATAAATTACTTGATGAACTCCTTTAGAAACTCTTTTTGGTTTTCCTTTAGTAGCTAATAAACAAATTTCATTATTGGCTCTTGTCCAATGACCTAAACCCCAAAATAAACTATCAGACTTTTTGTTTTTTTTAATCCAACTAAAAGCACAAGTTTTGTAATTAAAACCCCATTCTTTTATCGTTAATAATCCTGCTTCAAGTAACGGATAAGTAACCCATAAAAATAATATAGAATTTTCATCTGATATATTTTTAATAGGTAAATTTTTAATATCTTTATCAGTCATACAATCATAATGATTTTCTGCTGATTTTTTTTCTTTTCCTTTTCCTGACCAAACTTTGTAAGTCCAAGCTGGATCAGCATAAATAATGTTATATTTTTTGTTTGGGAATGGGATCATTAAACATCTTTCTTCTCCCCCTTCAGATAATCCACCATACTAGCGACATCTGTATTTTTAACTAAGTTATTACCTGCACTTTTAGGTAATACAGTTTTCTGATTTATTTGTTTAACAAACTCAGAAAAGTCTAAAACCTTTACTTTTGCCTTTTTCTTTTTCATATTACACCTATAAATTTGTGTTCTAGTTTAAGTTCTAAACTAAAACCTTTAGAGGATTGCTCCTGTATTGAAATGGGTTACTATTTTTAGTGAGTTTGACTGAATGGGGTTGTTAATCTTATAAATATAATATTATCAAATTAAATAAATTATATTTCATAGTAAATTAATCTATATATTCTCTTATTATTTTAATAATTGTTAGGAATATGTTAAATTATTACAATAAAATACTAAAAAGAACCCCTAAAGCAGTTGCTCAATGTTTTCTTTTTAAAAGCAATAACATTAATTAAATCAGATCAAGAACCTATATAAACCAGTAAATAATACCTATTACTCTCTCTATGCTCTCTTATATCTATATTGTCTTATTATAGTGCTATTGAGGTAGTTTAAGTATTAATTCAGTTAATTTCTTTTATATTTGGTTAGATTTGGCCCAGACATAAAAAAAGGCCTATTAAGGCCCTTTTCTTTTAATTATGTGTTTATTTACTAAATTATTTCAATTCCATCAGTTTTTTTATTGTTATCTGCATAAACTGAACCATTTAAAATAAAAGCACCATCAAAATATAAATCTAGTACAGCTTTCCTAAAATTAAGTTGATATTTTTTACAGTATTTATATATTGATCTAAAGCCGTTAGTATAAGTTTTGTTATTTGCCTCATCATAATAGTTATTCTCCTGCATATCATCAAACATATCTTTATAATTTACTAGAAATGTTTTCATTTCGTCAGTTGTTTTAATTCTCATATTATTACTCACTTTCATTTTAATTATGATTTGAGAATATACATATATATATAGTAGTCAATCCCTAAATTCACTTTTTTTCTCTTTTTATGCTTTTTTTTCTTGATTTGTCATTTTATCTATAATATACCAATTTTATGAAAGCGAGGATATATGAACAAAGAACAAAAAGAACTTATTAAAGTAATTAATAAGGCCTATGATGAACTTTATGTATTGGATAACATAACTTGGACACCATATAGAAAAGATTTATTAAAACACAATATCAAGGAAGAAAAAAACCATAGATCTTTTGGCGATGATTGGTCAAGCTATCATGATAACGCCAAAGTTTCAGATTGTGCAAAATTATTTGTTGTTAAGCATATAGCGGAAGCAATAATTAATCCTAATCAATTTGAAATGAAAGATATAATTAAAATTAAAAAATCTATTCCTTTATCTGTTAGCTTGGTTGCTAATTATAAAGATAAAATTATTGAAGCATGGAAAGATCAAAACATTAAATATTTAGCTAATTTAGATTATGTAATGTTAGTTAATTATGATTCATATTTAGAGCAACAACAAAGAAGAAGCGAGGTAGCTTAATGATTAGGGCCTTGTTATTAATCTTAATATTTGATCTGATAATCTTATATTGTGTTTATGGTATGTTAGACGAATATTATTTAAGTTTAGTTTAATGTTCTGTTTTAAATCAATTCAAAGAATAGATCTTATTGTTAATGGTAAGGTCTATTCAAAGTTTAAGTTTGTATTATTGGATAATTCAATAATGCTATTAACCCCTCAACAGTTTGAGGAAATGAAA